ATAGTCAATTCCGCTACTAGAACAGAGCATGCTCTGCTAAGGCATCCATTCTATCGTCATGCTTCAGGCAATCTCTTGCGTATGTAATATGACTCATCTGATGGAAGAGACTATAAGTTTTACGCTTCTCTACAGGATAGCGCTTGGTGCTTTCGGAGTCTTTCTCTATAAGGTCACGGTTTACAACCAGCCTGTGCGCTGAGATTAGAGGCTCCAGTGTGTCAATGATCCGTACTTCCTTCTGCCCTTTGTTGAAGTCATCCTCAAGAGTGCAAGGGTGCTCCTGTTCAAACAGGGGTTTGAGGATAGCCTTGTGCGCACCGTGACCGTAGTTCTTCTCTACGTACACCTCGTGCACTCCGGCTCTCTTGGCTACTTGTACAAGCTCCTTCAAATTCTCTTCGTCATAGCCACCGGGAACACCACCCACGTCGTACAGGTACAGCATGTTCCCAAGTTGGAAGACAACTGCGTAAGCTGTCTCGTCACCCGAGGCACCGCCACCTGCACCGTCGATGTACATCACTCGCTTGGAGAAAGCCTCCCAGTCGTAAGGAGAGGGGATAGGTGCATAGAATCTGTCGGTATCCCGGGAACCCGGCTTGTACGGGGTCTGTACTCTGTTCTCCGGGGCGTTGTTCCATATTGGCATAACCATGCCCTTTTGCGCTCCGAAGGCTGCAACGATCAGGTTGCACGGTTTAATCGGGTATCGCAGTTGATCCGTCAGCGCCGGGTTCAGCATGAATTGCAGCATGAACTTCGGCTTGCCCTGTGAAACCTCCTTCTCGGTGAGCAGTTCGTCATCGAACATCGTAGGGCACGTAGGAGCGCCTGCACGCCCATCGACACCGTACCCGGTGCGCAGGCTAGCGTTGTTCTCCATATCTTGCACAAACATAGGGGCTAGCGTATCTCCGTACGCCTTAACCTCATCTTCTGTGGGATACCTACCCGGCCATACACGCAAGTCGTACCCGCGTGCCGGGAGGTTGTTATAGATACTCTCAGTGCTTTGGAGAGTGCCCAAGTACAGAATGTCACCCATTTGGTTGATGGACTCGAACTCCTTAGCTTGCTCTTCCAGCCACTCTCTCCCTGATGTAGTTCTGCTGTTCTGTAGTGATTCAATCACTTTATTAGAGAAACATCGTTACTTGTTTCCCCACCGTCTATTTGAGGCGTCTGATAAATTGGCGCTTGCTTTTACAACGGTGCTGCATGTCTCCATGCAGATTAGACTATATCTTACATCCTTGTCCTAGTGTTTCCCTGCACTTGCAGGTACTCCCTTTCGGGATAGTCGTTACGCACTGCTCGAAGCATCCTGCTCGTCATAGCATTGGCTCGGTATTGTCTTCCCCTTTTGGGGCTGAGGTTCACCGATTAACTAGGTTTATAGACGACCGAATCAATCGTCTGGTATCAATAGGTCTGCACGGGCACCCTGTGCGCCCGATGTGATTGAGTAGCTAGATACAGAAGGAGATTTGTCGCCTCCTTTGAATACGTTGTGAACGTCAAAGGCTTCCGTGCTGTCTTTGTCACCTGCTATTTTGTCAGGGAGCATAAACTGCAAGAAAGGCATACGCTTGAAGATTTTAACTACCCACCCTGAGACCTCGGTCGCACGCTTGCTGGTCTGTGAGAAGATAACAATACGAAAGTGCGGCTTATGTATCAGGACGAAGGCAGCGAAGATTCCAGCAAGAGTTGTCTTAGCTTGTCCACGCTGCGCCTGTACCATTCGGTACTTGTGCCCGGTTAGCATGTAATCGAGCATGTCTGCTTGGTTTCTGTTCAGCGTAGGGTGGCCGGGGATTAGTTCGCTTATGCACTCTTGAGCAAACAATAACAGACCATCGACTGTGTACGGGAAGGTATCTTGAAGCGCCTCCAAGTCCTCCCACATTTGTACTTTTGCTTCAATGCTTAGCTTGCTCATCCTATGCCACGCTCAGCAGCCTCGGAGCGAAAGTCGATTACCTTGCTCGTAGACTTCTCCTTAATGGCCTGTAGGCGTGCATGCAGCGGGCTGGTCTCATCAGATGAGTCAGGAGATGCGAACACCCCGTTGTCGAGAACCCATTTACCCATTGCTTGCAGGACGCGGTGGTCGATAGCCATGTCCGCGTCCATTCCTTCTACCTCTAGGTTGTGCAGGATTGCCTCAGCTTTCCTTGTGTACAGACGGGTGACTAGTTTACTTAGAAACCCTACTTCCGTCTCTGTTGTTCTATCTGCCATTTTGATCTCCTTACTCGTCTCTTATGAACCCTGCGCCAGCGGTACACTAGGTACGATGCTTGCAGCACGGTATAGATAATAGTGGCTATGTACATCCACTCCTCTAGTTCTAACCCCATGAAGCTGGCAGCGCTTAGGGCTACAGGTGGGGCGACCCGGAGGCCGCCGTCTAAGGCTTGAGATACGCTAGCTGTCATTGCATCTCCTTAGCGATTGCGTTCTTATGAATACTACCCTTGCGAACCTCATCAGCTTACCTTAACCCACAAGGTGGCCTTACTTCCTTGAAAGTCCTCGATCGCGTAACCCATGCAACGCCAAGTACCGGTGGGCTCGGCACCTGCATTGGTGTAGCCACCACCACCGTTTGAGTACCTCAAGCCTGATGCTGGTACCTCGTCCCCTGCGTATTTGGTAGAACCTGAAATATTGCTAAGCATTGCGTACGATCCAACAGTATCTTCCTTGGACGACTCTCTCAAATCTTCATACCTAGGGCTCTGGGTAGCAGTATACGGCTTGCCAGTTATTTCGCTCCAACTGGGCGGATGGTCTTCGTGATAAACCTCACTCCACGGCTCAAAGAACCCACCTGCTGCCTCAGCTCGGAAGAACATCCTACTTTCTTTATCCTCAAAGGCTATCTGGTGCGCTTCTCCCCCCCGTATAACGCCGGATGTTGATACCAGACCCATTCTGAATATCAAGCGGTGCATTTGATGTACCAACTTCCCACGCGAAGAATGTGCAAACCGAGTCAACTTCATTCAGGTCTGTATAGTTGGCGTTCTGGTAGGCACTTCCCCCAAGGCCGTACGAGCCTTCACGCATAAGAGCGCCTGTAGGCTGTCCTACTGCACCTTGGATATTGGATTCGTCTCGGTAGAAGCTCGCGCCTAGTCCATTAAGCCTTTCTGAGTCGTTAGCCGTTTCGTTTGTACCAAGGTACAGGTCAGTCATGCTCATGGCTCTCAGGAGGGTACGCAGAAGGCTTGCCCGTCACCTCGGAGAATGCAGGGTTGCGTGTCGCAGTTGCTGGCTTGCCGTTGAGGTTTTCCCAAACCATGTCAGGGTTTGGGGCTATATTATTAGCGAAATCTTTAGATTTCTGAGCCCAATGGTACGCACTGAATTCCTCTACACCCCCTTCTGGTACTTCTAAATCCTCTGCGTAAATAGCCCAGTGCTGGCTTTCTAGTGCTTTATCGCTGGCTGTTCCCGCATAGGATCCTGCATTAACCTTGTGGTTTTTCCGCAGTGTCTCTATACCCCTTAGATTCAAGAGATGAGCCCTCCGAGTTCTGTTCAGATAGGAGAGATCTTGTGGCTGAGGCTGAAGAATCACTTGCGTATCCTTCCGCAGCATCCATGTACCCTTCGGACTTAACCGAGTAGTGATACGAGCTGTACTCATCTGTCCCATTTCCCTCTGGCACTGTCTGGTTAAAAGGGTATTGAGCCCAGTTGTAGGACTCCTCGATTATGTCCGTCATGTTCTGGTCTGAACCAGAAAGCACAATATCTTTGGCAACAATATCCCCAGCGTTCAAGATGTCGTTTCCGTTGAGGTCTACGTCGTCGGTAAAGCCTACCTTTGTCTGGAACTCGAAATCTCTAGGGAACCATCCATCTAGTATTTCTTGATACAGGTACAAGGATTGCAGGAAGCTGTTGTTGATTACTTCCTGTCCAAAGTTATTGCCTCGTCTGAAGTCTGCGTAAGTTCTATCCTTTGGCATCACCCGCCGTATCTGGATTGAAGCACCCGCTTCGGGCGCTATTGAGAATGAAATAGTGTTAGAAGAGGTGAAGTCGAAAGAGGTTCCTACCCCATCTACCAAAGCAAGGATGTCATCCCTACTAATGTAGCCTTCATCCTGCCCTTCTAGGCGTAATGTGAAGGACTTGGTAGTCCCATCACCTGTGTGTTCTGTGTAACTCAGTGGCATATTACCTCCTTTGTCTTCTTCTATAGTGGGGTTAATTTATTAGTCAGGCTTAGCTATAGCCCACGCAGCACCAACGGCTGCTGAGTTTATTAGCGGTGCCATCCCTAACAAGTCTTTGGCAGCCTCACCTGCATCTTCCCCCTCTCCATGAGTGCTGGCTGCAAGTAAGTCACGGAGTCCTGTACCAGCATCTACACCTACACCTAGCGCCGGTATGAGGTTGGAAGGGGTAATATCACGGTTTCCTGACCTAGAGGCCATTGCGGAGTCTGGTAGTTTCAATAAACCTGACCCGATAGCCACTTCTGAGCCTAGGCTTAATAGTCCAAGTTGGGGAGACATATTTATCATACCTATCGCTCTGGTAGAGTCATCCATGTAGTCGTTCCATTTCTCTTCAGGATCATCAGCGAGCTTAGAGCGAATCCAAGCACGGCTTGAGTAAGCAGGCACTGCCAATCCCATACCAAGGGCTGATGAGAGAAAGAAGGCGGAAGTGCTACCTCTTAGCCCAGCACCCATTTGCTTCTCAACGGATAGGATGCTCCAAGACCTGAACTGCGTAAGAATCTTGCCTATTTCTTTCTCCATGAACATCGGGGTATCCCCAATAAAGTTCTGCTGCATGTTCCTAGACATCATTCCAGTCAGCGCAGTAGAGACATCATCGAACAGTTCTGGGCTTAGGTGTTTACCCGAGAACACCTGCATGCTCTTCCCGTTAACAGTTGTGTGCTCAGGATTGTTTCGTATGTTCTCCATAAGCTCATCAATCTGGTCTCTTCTCAGCCCACCTCTCTCCAAGTTGTCCATGTCGTGCTGGCGGGTCTTGGTTCTGCCATCAGCCATTCTCACAAGCCTATCCTGCATGCCCATGAGTGCTGTGTCCTCTAGACCGTGCTGTACAGAACGGAAGGCTGAGAGGAGTTGGCTCTTCTCTGAAGCAGCACCAGCGAACTTGTTGAAAATCTCCTCTGTTTTGCTTTGGTTGGCTTCATCCATCGACTCAAGTGCGTAGTTGCGGTCACGAATAGAAGCCTCTAGTTGTCCGTAAGCTCCCATTATATTGCCAAACTCTTGTAGCTCTGGGTTGTTACGTACACGACCGAAGGACATGAATGACCCTAATCTAAGGTTCCTGAACATGGAGGTTCCTAAATTCACCATCATGTTAGATATTTCAGGAGCCGAGGTTATGCCATTCCACTGCAACGCTGTGAGGTTAGTCACTTTACGAGAAGCACGAGATAACTGAGTCCCCACTCCGTCTGTATCTATACTCTCCCTGTACATCAGTTTGGTTATCCTGTTGAGAACTTCGTAATCAGCCTCTACGTCACTGCGCATCTTAGCGGCTTTGCTCTCTGGGAGTCCTAGCTCCTTGATGTCATTGAACGCAGCCTTCTGTGCAGAAGAAATGAAATCCTCCAACTCTGTCCTAGATTTGAAACCAGACTTGGCCAGCGCAGCAGTGGCTGCTGCATCCGCTGCGTACCTGTTTGTGACACCCTTAGATGTGTCAAGAAGGTCAACCATCCTGAGACCATTAAGCTCGTAGGTATGGTCTGCACCAAGAGAGAACTTAGAGCGTGCTGATGCACTGTCCGAGTCAGCCTTGGCACTTATGCTGTCGATGTACTCCTCGATCTCTCGAATAGGAACGCCAAGGTCTGTCATCTCTTGCTGTAGGAACTCCAAATCCTTCTTGCTGGCACCATAGGACTGCCTGTCCACGGTTGAGAGTCGCTTACCCATCTCTCTCGCATAGGTGTTCTTGGCTACCATACGAGCTGATACTTCACCCATCTTGAATTTACCGTTCATATAAGCGCCAGTGAGCGTGTCTATGACACTCTCCGGGCTGTGCTTATTGACGGCAGATGAGAACTTGTGAGAACTGAAGGTAGTAGACCAGTACGATCTGTCTGAGGTGACGTTCTGAAACTCCTTAGCTCCTGAAGCCTTGAGTACTTTCAAACTCTCTTCCAAAATATCAGCTCTTGCTTTTGCTGCATCCTTAATGGCAGGGCTGCCTTGGTCAATCCCTTTCATCTCAAGGACAACAGAGTCATCAAACATACGAGCAGACTCTCCGTCCCACAAGTCGATAGCGATTCCGCGTATCCCACGTTCCTTAGCCCATGCCTGACGAGCCAAATCCTCCTGACCACCCTCTGCGTTAAGGATTCTTCTCTCGTACGAAGCCAATCGCTGGCTTGCCGATATATGCCCGCGTGAGGCTTGCTGTGGGTCGTTAAGTAGAGTGTGTGCTAGGCCACGGGTTACGTTGCTGTCGCTCCGTGTGAGGTTAGTATACCCACTCGCGGCACGTCTTGATCCCAGTCCCGCAGCTTTACGAATAAAGTCCGGGTCGCCCAGCGACTCACCACGCTGCTGCATCTCAAACAGCTTTTCCGAGGTTTGAACACTATCGGAACTGGCGTACGGCTCGATCTCATCCTCAGCACCGGATGCACGGGCAGCACCAGCGTCTCCGGTATTCGTCCGAACCTCACCCTCGGGGTCAATCCGCGCCCGCTCAGCAACCGCGCTGGCTGCTTCTGCGCGTTCCTGCTCAGCGATGCTCTTCCTGCGAGCTTCAGCTTTGGCTGCTAGGTCTCTTACGTTCTTGTACTCCTGATTCTGGAAAGGAGATTTGCCTTCAGCTTGTAGCTCTTGGAACCGCTGTTCATAGTTGCGTGGACGCTGGCCTTGAGAGAGACGACTAATGTCTTCCCAAGCGTTACGGCCTTGCTCATCACTATGCAACCTGCGCTTAACATCAGCCAGCTTCTTGCGCTCTGCGCTGACTCGGCTCTCAAGCCGCTGGATGTTCTCTTTACGGTTACGTGCAGACTTGGCTCTTGAAGCTTTGGTGCCACCTGTTGGCATTGTGTCCTTAGCTCTTTTTAGACTTTTGTCCAAATCACTGATGACACTCAGGGTACTAGCCTCCTGTGAAATAAGAGGTTTCCTATCTCCCCTAGACAACCTTCTCTCCGCTACAGGGCGTAGTTCGTCTATCAGTTTCTTACGAGGCTCAAGGGTACGGACAGTCTCGATACTCAGCTTGCTCTGCATATTGGCCAATGCCATATCTTCTCTGTGCCGCTTGGCTGCACGAGACAGTGCTGCGTCTGCATCCATAGCGCTCTCTTGGATAGCACGGTCATTGGCTGTCTCGGGAGGGTTTGGGCGTCCAGTATCAGCGTTGTCAGGGTTTCCTGTTCTACGCATCTTCTTGAACCCAGCTACGCCCAAAGGGATAGCGCCGGATATGATACCGCCACCTACGCCCGCTATGGCCACCTCACGCCATCCTCGCTGCGTGCTGCCCTGCCCTACTACTGTTTCCACAGCAGCGCCCTCAGCAGCACCAAAGGCGGCGGAAGTGGCAGTACGAGCAGCTAGGCCGGCACGACCGACAGCACCTAGGCCAACCTGTGGCCACGTACAACGGCAGGAGCGCAGGGTCAGCATGCCTGCCAAGGTTGAGTACCCAATACCACGCCACCCTTCCTTTGCCATAGTCCTAGCCTGCTGACGATCCCGTTTAACTCCCTCCATCAGAGAGTCGAACTCATCCTCATTTCTGGCGCGGGCTACCAAGTCGTACTCACTTTGTGTGTACCCAGTGCCTAGTCTGTTGGCAAGTTCTTCGTCACTGAGATAGCCGCCGCTTTCAGGTTTGGAATACAGCCCAGATTCCCGGGCAATCTGCCTATCTAGGCTGGGCGCTAATTGCTCACGATCTTTAGCAATTTCGTAAAGCTCGCCAGCGCCTAGACGATCCTCTTGTTCTTTCTTAATCTCTCGGTTTATGTCGTCTTGTAGGCGAACCCTATCTGATCCATATGAACGCCGAAAAGAACGGCTACTCTCATTTGCCATGATTGTCTCCTATTACTCTCTTAGTAAAGTTCCGAAAGGTACAACAGTTCCCGGTGCGCTGTTTGATCCTCCTAACGAATCGCTTGCGCTTCTAGCTCTGCTCAGCGCCTCAGCGTCTCCGTAGTTCTTGGCAACATCTGAAACCCTGATAGGCTTATCTGTGATTCTCTCACCCAAGGCATCATGGATATGAATTAAAGAACCATTGCCTGTCGTGGTGAACATAACTTTATCCAAGGAAATGTCTGCACCGTAGTTCGACTCAAGGGCTAGGTCGTCTCTGATGTCCTCAAATAGCTTCTCGAAAGCAGGTCGTATGTCTGCTGGGTTGAGTTGGTGCTGAGTACCGCCTTCAGAACGATAGGTAAGGTTAGGTAGTAGGCTCTCTTTGCTGGTGTTTACGAAAGTCTCACCAACCCTAGTTATGTTCTTATACGCAGACTTAGCTGCTATCTCCGCTGACTTGTCAGGGTCAGTAGAGCCAGATAAGAAAAGGTTGGTGAGTTCACCCCGTGTTGAGTTCTCAAGATGACTTATTAGCGCAGGAGACATATCTTCCCCGTCACCAAACGTCGAAGCCCAGAACCCGGCCTTAGACATCTCTCCTACCATAGTCACAGCTTCGTCCTGAACTTCATCTCTCTCTTCAGATGTTGCTGCCATGTTGCCATCTACTACAGTCCTAGCCCGCTGAAGGGCACCTTTATCTGCACCCTTTTCGCTTCTGAAGTCTTGGTAGGCACGGATGAACCCTGCTGTGCGGTCATTACTTGTGTACTTCCGTATGTCGTCCTCGTTCATACGTTCCATCATCATCGCAGTCTGTGCGTAAACCTCTGGAACACCCTCACCGCTCCAGTCTCCGAAGTCTTCACGGACTAGCGCATCTATGCTAAATCCGATACCCGGAACCCGGACGTTCTGCTCTCTGCCAAGCTCAAGCTTCTTATTCAAAACCCAACCTTGTCTCTCTGCGGGAGTGAAGCGACCTGACGCTTCGTACTGCTGGCCTAGTTTCTCAATATGCTCACTCTCTTTACCGATTATCATGTTCACATCTTCTTGACGTGCAACGTCTGTCCCCAGCGGCAATATCTCTCCTTCTCCTTTGCTGGCCTCCTGTCCTCCTACCCAGTTTTGGTATACGGCGTTATCCCTATCCTCCGTAGAGTGCTGCCTAGCTGCTTGCTGCTTAAGAGAAGCTACGTTCTTAGCCGTTATTGATCCGGGGTACTTTTGTTGAGGTTCTTAATCTCACCCATAGT